CACGCAATAAAATCTTGCTTACATAATATTCGAGTGTTTTTGGGAAATTTACAAATTCTGTGAAAATTATCTAAATAGTTTTGCTCGAATAACAAAGGTACTTCTGGTTCTTCTTCCATTTATATATTTATACAAAGATTGTTATGAGTTTCCGACGCCAGCCAGGGCGTCCCATTTTTTATTCTATTATTTGTTATAATAAAATAAAACAGATTTTCTAATACTTGATTAGATAGCGTAGAACAACAAAGGGCTGCATGTTGTTGTGGGCGGCTGTAAATCACCAGTATAAATGAGTGGGTTTGTAAGAGAATTGTCCAAATGTGTGCTTTTGTTGATAGTTCGGTTTCGAATTCTTCTGAAAGACATTAGATATATTTATACAAAGAAAAAGTATTTTACACATTGTCGTTCAAAGTGATGGGTATAGAGATTGGTTTTGATGCGGCTAATCCATAGTTCATTATAGTCATCGCCCCACCCGCCGTCTTCGGTTTCACATAATCACTACAAGCCAGTATGTTTTGAATAACGTCACGAAACATCTTCGTTCCAATGACGTCTTTCAATGTCGGATTATCAGTCTTGAATTTATTCCAAAACGTCGTAGAGGTTGTTTCGGATCCCTCTAAACGCGTCGTATTTTCGTTCCACCATTTAATAATTTTCTCGTCATTTTCACCATGAACCAGCGTTGTATCATTACTACAGAGTTTCGCCAAATCGTTCTTGATGCTGTCGTGAAGGTTTCCCAAAATATTCATCGTTTTCTTGATTTCGGCCAATTTTCGCGTCAATTCGACGCGCTGGTAATCCACCAAATCGTAGCGTAATTGGCGCAAATTGACTAGCTCAGTGGCGCCCAATTCGCTCGCCTGAATGCGTTTAAAATGCGCCAAACACTCGAAATAAATGGTCAAAAGCAAGTCGCGCTGCTTCTCTACGGGACTATCAAGCAAACTGTTCACATATATTACGGCTTGGGTGTCCGAAATCCACTCAAACATAAAGGAACATTTGTCGAAACAATCGACGCGCGTGTCGAGCGAAATCAACCATGCAAAAGGGATGTGGGCGTTTCCGCGCAAATCATTGATAATTTTCTTTCGTTGAGTAGCATCGACGCTGCTCTTGTAATACTTGGCGTCGGCAAGAACCGTGAATTCCTCGAATTTCAGATGAAAATCGCCCTCATGTGCCCGCTTAGTATTGTCGCATATTTCAAACTTATTGAAAAGAACAAATGTCTCTTTGGCCAAGGATTCGAAGATTTTCTCGCCGATTTTGCCCTTATCGACCGAGCACTTAGACAATAGGTTGCGATTAATATCCTCTATCATTTTCATGTTTTTCTCCAAGGTTTCCTTCACGGCGGTTTGATGTTTTTCGCGCTCATATGCAAGGCGGTCATTTACAACTTTTTCCACGGATGCATTAAACTCGGTTTCTTTGGCGCGTAACTCTTCGCGATGTCGAACCATATCCTTTTCTCTATTGATAAGGGTGTCGTTTAATAGGCGGATTTCGTTGTCTTTGATCTTGAGCAGTCGATTGATGTTTTCATCGAGCCTCTTGTTTTCGTCCTCCTTGTCGCGTTTATAAACCTCCCGTAAAACAACGATTTCCATTTCGAAAGCCTGTAATCTGTCGGTAGTGTTACGAAGCTTTGACTCATAGTCTTCGCACAACTCGGTGCGGATATCGTCGTGAGACATAGAGGAAACCGCCTGAACGCCAGAATTGAAAGCATCCGCGCCCATTTGAAGTATGATTGCGATTTTATCTGGTTTGCCCAACGTAAAACAAGCCGGTATTTCAAAGGTGTTTGGTAAATCAAGTGTTAATGACTGCATTATAAAAAACAAGAGGTATATCTCTAATTTGTTATAAAATATTCATCTGCGCCGCGCAAAACGTAGAGGGTCGCGCTGCTGGAGTATTGCTGACGCGGCGCGGCGTTCATTGTCGTGTCTGTATAAAAGCTCATTCTCTATTTTCGCCAAGAACTCGACCAATTCGGCGCGTTTTGACTGATTATACCAATACCAAGGACTATATATACTGGATTCGTCAATAATTTGGATTTGTTTCAAAGTTGCGTCCTTCATTTGTTCCAATTCTGTTTTAGTTGCGTTTTCCATTGTTGTTTACTTATTTATTATTATTATTATTATCACAAAATATTTTTCCAAAGTTCAATTTTACACAACCAAAGTAGAGGTTTGTCTATAATTGATAACGGTTTTCACTGCAAATGTTGTAATACCAAGACCCAAATCAAAAACTAATATTATCCAGGCAATATTGGTAAGACTACGAAAAGCACAATAGGCAAATACTAAATAAATAATGGCGTGAATTGGTTTAAGAACCAAAAGACCGGTTTTTTCAGAGTCTAAGAAATAATTATACGTGAAATGGGTTGCTACAAAAATATATATGATACAGCACGAGAACCTACACACCCAATACAACGAAGTATATATTTATTCATAATATTGTATTACGCGGGTCGTGTAAACGTAGTGTTTATTGCGATCATTGTAATAGCACTACTGATTTTTGCATTTGATAACCCAACACCAGTAATGGGCAAGAAATACATTTGTCCATAATATACTGCAGATGAAGAAACACCATAAATGACTCGGCCTGTTGTAGCACTCGAAGGAACCGAGAAACCGACGGTTCCTATTACGGCAAGTGATGACGCGGCCATTAATTTAATACCATGTGAATTAGCGATTGTTGTGCTTATTTTACAATTGGACAACGTTAAAACACCATTAGCATTAACAACAATTGCATAGTCACCGCTTGATTCTATGTCGCAATTGATAAGATTACACGTGCCGTTTGTAACACTAATATTACCAACGGAGACGCCAGATGTCTCTGAAGTATCAATATTTGCCGTCCCAGCAGCAACATTTATAGAATAATAGTCGCCAGAACCATTATGACTAAACTTACAATTATTTGTATGAAAAGAAGAACCGGTTCCTGTATTAGTCATATTAACACCATGTGCGGTTCCGTTTGCGGTTATCCAAACGTCATTCATTAATAAACGCTGTGTATATGACCCTGAAAAGGTTAAAACATCCGTACCAGAAACACCTCTAACTTCAATTCCTGTCAATGAAAACCGGTTTTGAATTAATGAGACTGCGTCATCACCAATGAATGTAAGAGAACCCGTGAAAATAATAGGACCGTGTGTTCCTGAACTATTTTCGCCCGCCAGAAAAATATAGCCTTTCGAGAATGTAATATGCTCGACAATAATGTTTCCACTGAGAAGCACAATATTTTTTTGTCCTGAGCCAGCGGCAGCCAAAGCATAAGCAGCCGCCAATGTCTTAAATGGGTATTTTCGGGTACCGGTCTCAGAATATGAGTCGGTGCGCAAAAAATCAACGTAAATTGCTGTTGTGATTGGTATATCAGCAGAATCTGGTGGTTGACTGTCGACATTTACCAAAGCAGGAACCGTGCCGTTGCGTGGTAAAAACTGTTCATTCAACTTGTTCTTGTAATACATGGCGGCGGCGTTTGCATTTCGGGCTCGGCGGTTTGTAAACATTATATTGTAGAGGCAGATTTATATTTACCCTTCAATTCCCCATACAATTTATCAAAACAATTTAAACATATCGCGCCTACATATATAGTTATCAAATGGGCATTCCTTCATATTTCTCCTACATTATTAAAAACCACATGAAAATCTTACAGCGATTCGGCAAGACGCCATTAAACGTAGATAACCTGTATATGGACAGCAACTCGGTCATTTATGACGCTATCAGAGACCTACAAAAGTCAGGTGAGATTCGTCCTTCAATCGCCGACAATTATAAGCCTATATCTGCACTAGTATGTAAGAAAATCCAGGAATATATTGATAATGTTAGACCATCAAACACTGTGTATATAGCGTTTGATGGGGTCGCCCCGCTGGCTAAGATGAACCAGCAGAAAACCAGGCGATACAAGTCGGTTTTTATGGAAAAGCACGGAATCGTTAGCAAATCGGCATTCAATTCGTGTCTAATTACACCTGGAACGGATTTTATGGAATTTCTATCTGAATACACCACTGCACATTTCAAAAAAAACGCGCAAATCATTGTATCGGCGGCAAACCGCCCAGGCGAGGGCGAGCACAAATTGTTTCAACATATCCGCGACAACAAGGCAGCCCATAAGGGGCAAAACACGGTCATCTATGGGCTGGACGCAGACTTGCTAATGCTCTCGATTTTCCACCACGAATACACCAACCTCTATGTGTATAGAGAAGCACCCGAATTCGCCAAAAGTCTGAATGCAGATTTGGAAAACGGCGAGGCATATTTGCTGGACATCACCGCGCTCTGTGGGTCAGTTTGTAGTGAAATGGACTGCCTATATAATAATCCGTTGCGTGTATATGACTATGCGTTCCTGTGTTTCATGCTCGGCAATGATTTCCTTCCTCATTTGCCTGCTCTCAATATACGCACCAACGGCATTTTTACACTCCTTGATGCCTACAAAGATACGCTGGGAAATAGCGCAAACGCCTTTATTATTGGCGCCAACGGGGCAATCCAATGGGCCAATTTCAGAAAAGTCGTCCAACATCTCGCAAAACAAGAGGAGACGTTGTTTCAAACCGAATACAAGAAACGCGGTGAAATCAAGTTCAGCACAAGCTATTCGAATGACGCAGAAAAAGATGCTGTTTTCAATAATACTCCGCTGCTTTATCGTCAGACTGAACACTACATAAACCCGCTGGAAAGAGGCTGGAAACAACGTTATTACAAAGCACTGTTCAAAAATTCACCCAATACCAAAACAATATGCACCAATTATTTGGAAGGTCTCGAATGGGTATATAAATATTATACAAAGAATTGCGAAGACTGGCGCTGGAAATATAATTATCATTACCAACCCCTCCTCGGCGATTTGGCGGAAGCATTGATCGACCATGTAGACAAACCCCACCAGGCATCCAAACCATTCCAATCCAAGACCCAATTGTGTTATGTATTGCCCCCCGAGTATCTAGATATAGTTTTACCAGGAATTACAACAAAATATCCGACGCATTATCAGTTCGATGTGGAATTTGAATGGGCGTTTTGCCGATATTTCTGGGAGTCGCATTTGAAAATGGCGGATATGCCTATGGCGCAACTAGATATTCTAGAGGCACAGTGGTAAAATTGAATAATAAACAATCAATATATATTTATACAAAAACTATAAATCTATAAATATAATAAAATGGAAAGACAAATGTTTATCTGCGAACACCTCACGCTCGAGAAGGTGTCGTTTGAATTGATAAACTACCTCAAAATAAACGGATTTGAAACAAGTCAATTGAAACGCCAATTGGAATATTACAAAATATCAAACAATAAAGCGTCGTTCAATGTAATAATGGACTATGAAGACACGGTAAAAAAAAATATTATTATCCAATTTGAATTCTGCGAAGGCGACCAAGAATATTATTTGAGCAAATTTAGAGACGCGGAACGCCTCTTCTCCACTGAAAAAGACCCCGAAAAAAACATTGGCGCTCTGGAAGCGTTGCTCATTTACTATGATAAAGTCTAGACTGATGGCGAATCATCTGGTTTGGGCGGAACTTTATACCCCATATTACTGAACAGTTCGCGCATATACTCGCAAATTGCTGGACGAAACACCTTAAAGTCCTGTGTGAAATCTTTATCTAATGTTTTCAAATCATAAAAAATGTGCTTGAAGCGAACAGTATCCATATACTTATAAGCATTTAAATACGGATGGTCTGACCCACTTATAAAAAGTATGCGATTGTGCGGGTTTAACAACAGAATCTTGTTTAAAATATAATTTAAATATGGCTCTGGAATAACAACGTGTCGAGTGAGAATAATAAAAATGTTTTGTTTTTCTTTGACGTCGGTGTAGAGGCGTTCAAAACGACGCTCATATCTGGCTATGATTTCTTCATTGGTTCCTGTTTCATGTGGAAACCATTTATCACCAGAAACTCGGTTTGGACTCTGTAATGCGTTTCCAAGAAATTTTTGAACAACATTTTTTACGTTGTGTGTTTCCATAAGCTCAAATAAATATTCAAAGTTGTCTGGTATATTTGTGTTGTAGATTAAACCAGGCTTTGCGATCCAATCGAAGGGGTAGCTACAAGTACGGAGCTCTAATTTCCTCAAAATTTCGGGGACGGTACAATGATCGCCAATCGATATTAAATTGTATTTCTGCATTTATAATATAAAATACTATTTTTGTAAATTATTTTTCAATAATAATATAACTTATGTCTGACGAATCTCCGTTTGCGGCGGCGAGTAGTTTCACTGTCTATATAGAGGCTTACCTGGATACGTATAATAAAGAATATTTGAACATAATCACGGTAGACAAAATGCCGACGGGTCCACTTGCTCCATTAATCGTGTATATTAGCCCTCAGAAGCTGTCGCCATTTCAATCGCAATGTGCATTTAGCAATAATTGTACAATGGCTATTTCGCGCTACTACAATAAGGGTGTCTGTAAAAAAGGGAATCGTTTTTTACTGGCGGAAGATATTCCGTCGCTGCTCAGTTTCCTACAAGCCAATGGATACAGCATTGATACAACAATCACCAAAATGATACAACGGTCAAACATCAATATTGGAAATACCGCGTGCAATAATAAGAAAAAAATGATTTGTATTGTTTCTTATGTATAACAAAACAATTTACAATATAATAAAGAATTAATAGTATTCATTATTATACAACTATGAATTTTCTGGACTTAGCCAACAGTTTAAAAGCTATTTCAAATATACATATGGGCAATAATTCAAAACCAACGCCTCAAATTATTCAAGAAATAGAAGACCGTCTACAAGAGGCTCAAAATCTAGTCTCCAAATTTAAGATTGGAGACATCAATCCGCGCACAGTAGAGGTGTTTGTAGATGAGCTCGAAAACGTCCTTGATATTGTAGATGACCTGGGAGACGAACTCGAGAATCGCTACCCTGAAAGTGATTCTGAAAACGACAAATCTGATGATGAAGAAGACGGAACAAATGATATTCCGGATGATGTAAGCATCAAATCAGATATTACATTTACAGAAGAAGAACGGTCTTACATCGAAAATGAAAAACATTGTGCGTTTTTAAAGAAATTCGGACTGAGACCCACCGCCAAACGGAATTTCGCAAATTGTTATAAAGCCGATGCAGAAGCAGAAGCAGAGTCAGAGTCAGAATGAGACAGCATCATTTTTACCACTTTTTTACTCGTTTCAAGAGCGCCCTCTATCCACTGTTGATTCAACGCCGAATAATGCTCCCCACAAATGTAGAGCGGCATTTTTGAAAAAGGGCGCAAAATTGCGGATTCAATGTCGGCACTATGAGCCCCGACACCCCAATACCCGACACCGCATTCCCAATGGAAGACCTTGGTAGAAATTGGTGGCGGAATATCAACACCGATAGAGGCACGCACCAAACGGGCAATTTCGGCATTAACGCCGCGGATTCCAGACTTGGCCTCTAAAGATTTCCAGAAATCGGCGAATTTATTGTCGCTGTAAGAAATCATAATGACGCCGGTTTTTGAATCAATTGGGATAATCATACGAAGATTATTATTGGTGGTCAGTTTTGGAAGGTTGCGAATCCAGTCATTTCGCTTGTCGGACATATCAAATTTGGAATAGATACGACACAAAGGATGACACTCAATATACTTGGTCAAATTACGGAGCGGTTTGAAAATTTTTAGACTCATAAGGTTCTGTTTTGGAATGGCGCAAATACAGTTTAAAGAACGAAACACCTTTTTTTCAGTATGGATTACAAAGTGGTTTTTTTCATAAGAAATAGAGACGACTTCAGAACCCGTAAAAATATGGGGTTTCAAACGTTTTACAAGGGCATTTATTATTTGTGAAAGACCACCCCGCATAACAAAAAACTGGTTCCTAGGATTCAATCCGCCCTCCATCAACAAGATACAATCATGGGCGTTCATTGAGACCAGCTCGGTGTAAAATCCAAATGCGTCGACAATAAGCTGGACTTCGTCTGTGGACAGGGTTTTACGGGCAACGTTAATAAACGTTGTTTTTATAAGTTCTTCCGTAGTCATGGTTTTGCTGTATATAATTACACGGGCAATCAGGTGAGCAATGGGATTATGTGTCTCTATATACAGCATTTCAAGAATGGTCGTAATCGGATTTATAAGCAGATTGATCAGATTATCACTATCGGCAGGAACACCAGTTCCATCGCTAGGATAAAAATAAGAATCCGATGAGATTTTTACAGCGCGGTCAGATAATTTCAAATCGCAAATTAAATCTAATAATAGTTTATTGGTTTCAATAAAACGACCTGCGCCTTTTTCAACAATCATGTGTTTGTCCTCATAAGTTTGAATACGCCCACCGACAACATCATATTTTTCCAAAATGGCGAACTTATGGTCATTTGGTAAAAGCCATGCGCTATAAAGACCAGCGATTCCACCGCCTACAATAATAGTATCATATAAATCCATAACTAGCGTGATATATGATAAAACCAGATTTTAACGGAAAGGGTCAATACCTTGTCTTCGCAAAATATCGACCAATAAAGTCAGTTTTGTAGTGTCGAAACCAACACCAAAAGCAGGTAGACCATAGAGAGTAATATAATAACTGTATACAGCAGCCAATTTGAATGTCTTAGTAATGACGAACTCACCGCAAGTATCATCCATAGCCTGGAGCTCATTTTTACCAGACAAAATATCCTCGATTCTTTTTTCTAAAATAGTATTTTTTATCGTCAATTCAGTAACATCTGTAAACAATGTCCTTGAATGAAGAGCACCAGATAGCGCGTCACGAGCAATTTCAAGAAGTATTTTTAGTTTTTGACATGTCTCAGATGATATATTAACACCAAGTTTGTATTCTAAGGCCAAAAATGTATCCATATCTTGAGAAATTTCCAAATATTTTCGTTCGGACATTTTTTTAACATAATCCAATTCAATTTTGTTTAAAGCAGTTAATAAGTCTTGACTATATAAACTATCACAGTTAACTACTGATTTTTTCATAAATTTAAAAATGGTCTCGATCGGATTGATTACAGTTCTTGCTATGTTTATTTTATTTGTAATTAGCGACCTAGTAACACACCTCATATAATCAAACTATATTTTGTGATAAACAGTATAATAAAATAACAAATTCTAATATAATGGATGGACTTGATTTGGATATAAATAATTATACGATTAAAGACTTGGAATCTTTTTTTAAACTGAATCCAAAACAGAAATACACAATAGCAGACATAGAACTCAGAGAAACTGAAATAAGACAGACCTTATTATCGAGTGGACACATTAATAAACGGTTCAAACGAGATTTACTAGAATTTTTGGAAACCTCACGTGATTGGCTTATCGTCGCAAAATGCCATGGAGAAGTTAAGAAACCAACTATATTTCAAAATGTCCCTAAATTAGACCCATATCCAAACTATCCAGCAATGAAAGATACAATAGCACGCACAGAAGAATTAAATATACGTACAGAAACACCATATATAAACACATATAATAGTGAGTATTTTCAAGGAACATTAAACCCACTTAAAACACGAACTATTACCAAATATTTAAATGTAGATACTCGCTTTAGAGATAATCTAACATCCACAATAAGTTCAAATTTTATGCTTAGTCTTCCGGAAAAACTCACAAAAGTTGTTTCTATGCAGGTAAGTACGTTTGAATTTCCAGTGTGTTTTTACTCAACTTCTGATTTATACGGAAACAACTATTTAAATATTACAATTTTTTCTCAATCATCGCCGACATCACCAATTGTAAGAAATGATAAAACTATCATAATTCCAGATGGAAATTACAATGGACAAGATTTCATAGATAAAATAAATGCAATTATGGTTCCAAAAATGGAGGATGGAACGCCAATTGATCTTGATGATATATTTAATAATATCAAATTTCGTTTGGATCTTTCCGAAACACTATCTGGAACTGGTAAAGTTGTATTGGAAACATTTGGAACTTTAGCATACACAATAAAGGAAATACAAATGGACTTTACATTGGATAAAAATCGTAATCCAGACAAGGTTGATATTTCTACAAAAATAGGATGGAATTTAGGGTTTACTAATAAAAAATACAAGGGAAACACTAATTATATTTCAGAGGCGATTATTGATCCAGCAATGGTAAGATACATCTATTTAGTAATAGATGATTTCAATAACAGCGTGAATAATCATTTTATATCGGCTTTCAATAAACATATGTTCAGTCCAAACATTTTAGCAAGAATTACAGTTAAAGGGTCGTATTTTAGTTTGATGATGGAAACGGACATAATTACTGAACCGCGGCGTTTTTTTGGTCCTGTAGATATTCAAAAATTACACATTCAGGTATATGACGACCGAGGACGCATTTTAGACATGAACAGTTCTAACTTCTCGTTTGTTTTAAATATTAAAATGTTGTATGACCTATAACCCAAATATTCTATAAAAAAATTGTGTTGTTATAATATATAATATGTCTTCTCCTTCTGCTTTAGCAAACAGTATCAATAATATTGGCCACGCCGGCGTTTATGCCGAATCGATTTATGCTTTGAGTGCTACTGGTGGTTTCACCATGGAACGCGGATTTGATGATATCGTGTTCAGAGAGGCTGATGCCATCGCTCGTTACGATGTAACTGATGCTGTCCAGATTCTTTTTGATGTTGCTACATTTAATGCAAAGCTTGGTTTAGTAAAAGATGCATCCAATAATAATATTGTTTCTTCTACTTTTGATGAGGTCGACGATTGCTTCAAGGCCAGCGGAGTTGAGGTTACATCTGTTTCTGTGTCTGCTGCTGAATTGATTGCTGGCATGAATGTTAATGGATTACAAGTCATCTCCGTAGGGAAGTATTCTACCCTTTACTCCGATTTCAAGAACTATGTCAGTTCTTATTTTGGATTCGACGGTGGATTTTCGTCTCTGTTTGCTGCTGCGTCTGAGTTCAACATTGATACATCAAACAACTTCACAGGTGCCTCGTTTGTTAGACTGCTTAACGGAGAGGCGGTAGATGCAAGTGGAAGTTACATCAGTGACTTGTCTGGAAGTATCACAGTTAGCAACCTCACCAGATTACTTAGATATGCGGTTGATACCAACTGCTTCGGAAACCGTATTCCCAATGTTGATCCTTCTGGAACATCTATTGACCCTAGTTACAACAGTAACTACGGTGTTGAGGATGGTTTCATTGCCGGTGATATAATCTGGATCCCCGCAGGAACCACAATCACATTGAAGCTTGCCGTTGATTCTGAGTCTTTCTTGCCCGTAAACAACATTGGACCTAGTTTTGCTTCGGCCAACTACTCTCAAACCACCAGCTACACTGGCGCCAATTTCTCGCAGACAACTAGTGCTACCACCAACCTTATATCGAGAACCGTTAATGCTCCTCTCCTCATCAAATTGGTTAATGCCTCTACTATTGCTGCGCTATAAACGCATAAACACATAAATTATAAGAATTAATTTATGTTTTCATTACTGAATCCAGATAATTATACAGAAATTGTCTTTGTATTCTGTGTTATAACTGCGCCAGCTATGGCGGTTGTCTGGACGTTGGCGACCGTTGTATAAACTACGTCGCATTTGGACATTGATTTTGCAGAATTTGTATTTATTTTACACAAATATGCAAAAACTTGGCGGGGAATATTGCCGAGCTTTTCCGTATTTTTCATAACCACATGACATGATGGTAGTCCAGCAATGTGAAACCAGACATCATTGCTTAAAGATTCGGTAATAAGCGCGGTATTTTCACATTTGTTGCCCCCGATAGATATAGAGTAAGCTTGGTTGTTATGTAAAAATATTTCGCGTTTCATTAAATAATATACGCTTATTTATGTATATTATTTTACTTTGTAAAAAGTGTCTGTATCTATATTAGTAATGTCGTTTGGTGATTATATTCAATTGAAAAAAATGAAACAAACAACCAACAATTATCCGCATTTTACATCGGCAAATTATGCGCAATTCAAAAAGATGCGTGCAATCTTAAATAGTTGTGAAGATGATGATGATGGAGAAGAATTACCTCCGTCTTATAACACAATACCAATAACAGATACAGTGGTAGACGCGCAAAATTTTGTAATCCCGTGTCCACCAAATACATATACGGGTCCAGTCACGCAGCCAATATATGATAAGCCGCCGAGGATTACCACACCCAACGTGAAGACGACGAAAAATAGTTCTTGTATTTAGCACAATAATAATTGCATAATGTATAATGCCTTACACAATTCGCAAAGTTAGAAGGAGGCGATGTTATAGTTTAAAAAATAAGAAGACCAAGAAGGCGTATTCCAAGTGTACTTCGCGCAAAAAAGCAAAGGCCCAGATGCGCCTCTTGAATGCGATTGAACATAATCCGAAATTTGTTCCAAGATGAAAAAAGACTTATAAAAGATATATAACAATATCTCTTTTACAATATAATCGGCAAACCGTGCTATATGAATCCAATCAGCGAAGAACAAGCTGTTGTGTTAAAAAATACCAAAAATGGGCAAAATTCCATAGTAGATGCCGTAGCGGGGTCAGGCAAATCCACGACGGTCCTCTCTATTGCCGCAGCTCTTACATCCCATAAAATAATACAATTCACATATAACTCTATGTTGCGCTGTGAAATCAAGGAAAAAATGGCGCAATTGAAAATCGGCAATTTGGACGTTCATACATATCACAGTATGGCGGTGAAATATTATTATACAACGGCGCATACGGATACGGGAATACGTCACATTCTCGCCACCAAAATGAAACCGCGCATCCATATACCCAAGAAGGACGTAATTGTGATAGACGAGGCGCAGGATATGACACCCCTCTATTTCCAATTAATAATTAAATATACGCTGGATATGAATCATCCATTCCAACTAATAGTGCTGGGCGATTTCATGCAGGGCCTCTACGAATTCAAGGGCGCCGATACGCGGTTTTTGACGCTTGCCGCCAAAATATGGTCGCTTCATCCACGTCTCAAATCAGCCGTCTTCAATGAATGCCGTCTCAAAACGTCGTATCGTATCACCGACCAGATGTCGACCTTCATAAATGATGTTATGTTGGGCGAAACCCGCCTCGTTTCATGTAGAGAGGGTCCAGTCAAAGTCCATTATTTCCGCAATCATCAGAAAAATCTGGAAAACACGGTTATATATCACATAAATCGGCTGTTATTTGAGGGGGCGCAACCGAGTGATTTCTTTATTTTGGGCGCATCGGTAAAAGGACCAAACAGCCCCATACGGAAGATGGAAAACGCCCTGGTTGAACGCGGCATCCCGTGCCATGTGCCGATGTTTGAATCCGATACGATTGATGAGAAAATAATACACAAGAA